CACTACGGTGTGTATTGGGTGGCCACTGGCACGAACGCCGGCACCCTTGAGGAATCGTTCAACGTCGATGACTTGACGATCTCACCGCCCCTGCCTTTGTCCCAGGTCAAGTCGCACCTAAACATTGTGGAGTCCAGCGTTGTTGACGACGACGAGTTGCGTGCTTACATCTTGGCCGCGACTGGTCTGATTGAGGGCGTGGTTGGGCCATTGTCTCGCAGGACTGTTACCGCGGAAACGCACAACGGTGGTCGCACCACTGTGTTGTTGAAGCAGGCACCGATCATCTCAATCACGTCGTGCCTTGAGAATGGGAGCGCATTGGCCGCCACGTCTTATTCTGTGGACAATGAGTCAGGTGTGCTGACGCGCACCAGTGGCTACACCGCGTACACGTGGGGTGGGGACGTGGACTTCGCTAACTTCAACAACATTAGCGTGACCTATGTTGCTGGTCGATCAATCATCCCCGCTGACCTTGCGCACGCAGTGTTGGAACTGGTGCGTCACTTGTGGACTACACAGCGTGGTTCTATTCGTAGATCAGGCACCGATGACTACGTACCTGGTTCGGGCTTCTCGATGCCTAACCGTGTGCGTGAAATGTTGAACCGCTACCAGCAGGTGAACTAACATGGCTGGCACACGAGCCTTTGACCTTATTGATTACGTTGTCACAAGCTTGCAGGCCGGCACTGGATTGTGCCCCCCTGGTGGGCTGACCATCCCTGTGTATGACGGGCCAGCGAGCACGCAGTATGACCCGCCTGTGTACGTCATTGTGGGGGGTTATGGGTTTGCCGATGAGGACGAGGTTCCTGAGACAACGGTGGACGCACAGTGGGCTTCGTTGCCCATTGGTGCAGGGCACCGTTCAGAGACCGTCAGCGTGCCCTGTGCGGTCGTAGCGTGGTCTGGCAGTCAGGTATTCAGCACTACGCGCGGACAGGCTGAGATCGCCTTTGACGCCGTCTCAGCGGTACTTATGACCAAGGCCACGTGGGATGGCTTGAGCAACATTGACCAAATCATTATGACGAATGTGCGCATGACGCAAACGGCAACAGACCTGGGTATTCAGGTGATGATGACGTTTGACATCGATGCCACGTTCCGTGTGTAAGGACCGCAATTGAGTGTGCCGCTGCCCAGTGGCCAAACAGTATCAAGGAGTGTGCATGGCACGCGTGCGTTTAATCGCTAATGAGCCACGGTTCATCCCACTGATTCAGCGCCTCATCGAGGTTGATGAAGCGTTTGAGGTGGATGACAAGTTGTTCGCTGAACGCGCGTGGCCTGAAGACACGTTTGAGGTACTAACCGACATCAAGAAAGAAGAGGAATAAATCATGGGTTTCGCATCAGGTTTGGTGTCGCAGCTTGGCTGGGCAGTTGAAACCACTGCCGGTACCGCTGTCACCGTTAGCAAGTTCCAGCCCCACATCAGTGAGGGCGTACAGTTTGAGGTTAACCGCGCACAAGGTGAAGGCCTGTATGGGTCCACTAATGGTGTGGCTTTGTTGTCGCGCCACGTACTTACCACGAAGTCTGTGTCTGGTGACTTTGAGGTTGAGTTGACTGATAAGAGCCTTGGCACGTTGTGGCGTGCAGCTCTTGGTTCAACGACGACTCCGAGCACGTTGACCACTGGTGTGTACCAGTCAGTGTTCCAGCCAGGGGACCAGAAGTCTGCTGGCTCATCGTTGACCTTGCAAGTTGGCCGGCCACAAACTGATGGCACCGTGAAGCCGTTCACGTGGAATGGTGTCAAGATCAGTGGCTTCGAGTTCGGTGGTGGTGTCACTGACCCACTTACCGTCAAGTTTGATATTGATGGCTGGACTGAAACCACTGCCACTGCCCTTGCCACTGCCTCGTATTCCACGACGCAGGAGCAGTTCACTGGTGCACAGTTGACTGTCGCCATTGGTGGCACTGCGTCAACGACCACTGGTGTTGTTGGTGTGACTGGTTCAACCGCGCTCGCTGGTGTGACGTCAGCCACGATCAAGGGTGAGAACCCATTGGCCACTGAACGTTACTACGCCAACGCCTCGGGCATTAAGGCCGAGCAACTGGTCAACGGTTTGCGCACCTATGAAGTCGAGCTTGAAGTTGACTTCATTAGCCAGGCCACGCTGTATGACCTTTACGTTGCCAACACAACCACGGCAATCAAGTTGACCTACGCAACTGCCACGTCGCTGACGGGTAGCAATAACCCTACGCTTGAGGTCATCATCCCCGCGGCGAAGATCACGAAGGCTGAAGTCAACGCTGAAGGCCCAGATGTGCTTGCACAAAAGGTCACTTTTACTGCCCTGTATGACGGCACGAATGCGCCGTTCCAAATCCGCACCGTCAACACTGACGCTGCACTGTAACTAGAAGGCTGGGACCAAATGAACATCACCATCGCTGGTGTGAAGTATGAGTTCGATTCTGAAAAGTTGATGCTCTCTGAGGCTCGCTCCATTGAGAAGGTTTGCGGGTGCACATTCCAGGAATGGAGTGAACGCCTGCAAGCCGGCTCAATGGAGGCCTTGGCGGCTTTGGTGTGGATTGTGCAAAAGCGCACGAACCCTGAGCTGCGTTTCAGTGAGGTTGACTTTGAGATTGGTTCGGTTGAGATCGATGAGGACGAAGTGGACGAGGTAAACCCCACGGTGCCCTCATCGGATACGACCGACTGAGGGCACAGTACGAACCATTGTTCGGCCACTTGTTTGGTTTGCATCCTTGGGATGTGGACCGTTTAACCGTTGGACAGTTCGAGGCATACAAGTCGTTCGCCGATTCGTGGCGCAAAAGTCAGGAAGGATGATCAGTGGCAACGTCTAACCTGATGCTGAAAATCTTGGCGGTCGATAAGGCTTCTGGGACGCTGGGCAAAATCGGTGGCTCAATGGGTGGCCTTGGTAAGAAGGCTGGCGCGATGGGTGCTGCGCTCGGTGGTGCTTTGTCGGTCGCCGCTGTAGGCAAGTTCGCTGGTGATTCCATCAAGGCTTTCGAGGAAACTGGTAAAGCCACGATCAAGTTGCAACGCTACATGGGTGGCACAGCTGAGGATGCCTCTCGCCTCGGTCACGCTTTCACCATGACAGGTATCGATACTGATATGGCCACTAGGGCATTAGGTATCTTTTCCAAGAACTCCACCAATGCTGGTGATTCGTTAACTGAGTTTGAGTCTAAGCAGGCTGCCGCCCTCGCTAGTGGTAAACCGTTTAACGGAACGCTGAAGGGTAACGCTGCGGCGTTCGCCACCCTTGGTGTGAACATCCGTGGACCTAAGGGCGAGTTGGCCAGCATGGGTGACTTGCTACCTCAAGTCGCTGAACAGTTCATGGACATGAAAGACGGACCAGAAAAAACTGCGTTAGCATTAAAACTGTTCGGGCGTAACGGCATGGCGATGATGCCATTCCTCAACAAGGGTGCTGCTGGCGTAAAGGCTTTGATGCAGGAGTCGGACAAACTCGGCACAACGCTCAGCACGAAAGACCTCAAGGCTGTTAAAGAGGCAACGCTCAATAAGCGTAAAATGGGTGAAGCGATCAAGGGATTGCAGATCGCCATTGGTAAGAACCTGTTGCCTGTTATTCAGAAGATGGTGACGTGGTTCACTGAGCGCATCGTGCCGGCCATTGGCAAAGTCATTGGTTTGATTGAGAAGAACAAAGACAAGCTCATTCCTTTGACTAAGGCCTTTGAGACTTTGGCTAAGTTCGTTGGTGAAAAGGTTGTGCCAGCTGTCGCCGCGTTTGGTGGCTGGCTGGTCAAGTACCAGGGCTGGTTGATTCCCATTGCTGGTGGTGTGCTGGCCATTGTTGCCGCGTTCAAATTGTATTCAATCTATGTGCGCATTGTTGCAGCTGTGACTAAAGCGTGGACCGCTGTTCAGGCAGCATTAAACATTGTCATGAACATGAACCCCATTGGCTTGATTGTGCTGGCTATTATTGGCTTGGTCGCCGCCTTCGTGATTGCTTACAAGCGCAGTGAAACTTTCCGCAACGTGGTCGATGGTGCGTTCCGCGCCATTAAGACTGTTGTAATGAACGTGATCAACTTCCTCAAGCCATTCATCATGACCGCGTTCAGTGTGCTTAAGACTGTGTTTACGGTCTATTTCAACATTTATCGAGCAGTGTTTAGGGTGGCGTTCAGTGTCATAAAGACCATTGTCGTTGGTGCGTTTAACGCGATCAAGGCGACAGTCACATTCATCTTTAACGCCCTGCGGACCGTATTTACTTTCTATCTAAACATTTATCGCACTATCATTGGTGGGGCCATCAACATCATTAAGGGTGTGTGGACCGCTGGGTTCAACTTCTTTAAGACCAAAGTTGTGGGCACATTCAATGGGATTAAGACCACGATCAGTAACGCCCTGGGCACTGTGTGGGGTTTCATCACGGGCCTAAAGGACAAGATCACTGGCATTGGCTCAAACCTGTGGGAAGGCTTGAAGACTGGCCTGACATCGGTCATCGGGTTCCTGCGCGACAGCCTCAACGGTTTGATCGGGCTGTTCAATAAGCCGATCGAGTTCTTCAATGACCATAATGGGCCACTGCCTGACATTCCCTTGATTCCAAACATCCCAGCACTGGCGATGGGTGGCATCGTCACACGCCCAACACTTGCTCTCATTGGAGAGCGTGGCCCTGAGGCTGTCGTGCCACTAAGCGGTGCTGGTGCTCGAGGTATCGGTGGCAGCTCAATCATTATCCAGGGTGGCACCTTCATCGGTGCATCAAAGCAGGACACTGCACGCTGGATGAGTGAGATTATTCGTGAAGGTAAGTCGCGTGGTTTGGTGATGTCGTAATGGCCATGCCAGCGCCGACACTAGAAATCTATTCAGATTATTTGATCACATGGACTGATGCGTCAAACGATTTGGTAATGAAATCTGGTATGACAGCAAAGCGTGGTCGAGCCTCACAATTTGATCTCAGTTCTCCTGGCACTTTGACCTTCACATTGGATAACAGTGATGGCAAGTGGACACCTGGGTCATCCTATTATGCAATTAAGAATTACCCAGTGCGTTTAAGCATTAGTGGTTATGTGGTGTGGTATGGGTTCATTGATTCAATGACAACATCATTAGCGGCAGGTTATGAACAAACAGTAACCTTTGCTTGCACTGATCGTTTCAAGCATTACTCTAAAATGACATTGGCTTCGTATGGTATTGAGAAGTCCCACGATTTAATTGGTGCATATTCGGCTGGTGCAACGTATGCTTTGCAGGCACCAAATAATGGTGTTGGTTCTTTTTGGCAAGCGTTCAGGGATACCACAGCCAGCCCTATTCGTATCTATGGTGGCAGTGCTGGTTCACACGAGTTCTCTGAGGATGGCCCACCGTTCGCTAAACCATGCATTACGTTTACACCTGACGCTAATGTTATTGGCCCTGTGCTTGAACATCCCACAAGCTTTAACCCTGGTACTGAGAACGCTGTTGTTTCTTTTTGGTTCAGGTCAACAAATATTGCTCCGCCAGATGATGCTTATTTAATGGATATGCGTCGCACTTCTGGTGGTTCTGGTTATTTGAGTATTAAACTTGAATCACCTACTGGCAAACTTTCGTTCAGTGGTGCTGGTGATTCAACTGGAACTATTAACCACACTTCAACGGCAACAAAGTTGTGGGATACAAACTGGCACCACGTTGCTGTTAAGTATTCTGTTGTCGCGTCAAAGACGACACTAAATATTTATGTTGATGGCGTGTACGAATCATCGCACACCGCAACCGCTGCTTGTTCTATTGCCGCAACTAATCGCCGTATTACTTTTGGTGGGTTGCGTAACAGTGCATGGACTGATAATGCTTACTGTTTCCCAGGGTCAATGGCCATCATTGGTCTTTACAAATACACAGGAACACCTGATCTTGTTTCAATTTATGGTGCTTGCACTGATGGCGATTTAGGTGATTCAGTATCAACACGCGTCAACTCTTTGGCAGGATTCGTTGATACAACCACTGCAACATTTGCTAATGTTTCATCAATTACCTTGGCTGGGCAAGGGCTTGAAGGCAAATCATATCTTGATGCTCTTCAAGAGATTGCTGAAACTGAGCGTGGTGTGTTTTACATGGACCGGCTCGGTACGGCAAAGTTTCGTGGGTCAGTAGCTCGAGCCAACACAGCATCAGTTGTTTTAACACTTGACGCTGCTAAAGACATTATGGGTGATTTTACTATCTCAGTTGATGATGCTTTATTCGCTAACGTTGTTGTGGCCACTGGGCCTGTTGGTTCATACACTGTAACCAGCACAGCATCTGTTGCTTCAGTTGGACAAAACGTTGACCAGTTTTCCTCATTGGCTGGCACTGAAGCTGCTTTGCAAACATCAGCAAGTGATAGATTGACTGAGCGTTTGAGTGATGCTGCACGATTGTCAAAAATTAGTATTGATCTTCTGACCACACCTAGCAGCATTGTTGCCACAACAATTCAACTTGTCCCTATTGATCGTGTCAGTGTTACTAATCTTAATGCTGTGTTTGCTGGTGCTTCCACGTTTGATGGTTTTGTTGAGGGCTGGGAATTGTCCATAAGTGATAACTCTTACACGTGCTCACTTGACCTGAGCCCTGTGATCTAACCATGACTAATAGAGGGGAAGCGACAATCATGATGAGCGTTGTGGGTTCGTTGGCCGCGGGTTCACCACTGGTCGCTGGCGTTGTGCTGACCAGTGACAACGTTGCTGGTGCGATGACGTTTGTTGTTGCCTTGATTGTTGGACTGATCAGTGTTGGCACTGGTGTGGGCAAACTGTACGCGCGACTGAAGGCACAGGTCGCGGCGAGTATTCGCCGTGACGAATTGCTTGACGAAATCGTGAAGCGCATGGACCGCATTGAGGTTCGACAAATCGAGATACAGAAAAGGCTTGACCAGCCTCATTGACCGGCAGGCCAGTTAAGGCTGGTCCCCCTTTGACACTTCATTGTGTCCTGGCCTGCCTCATTTTGCACGACCAATCAATCACATCAATTGAAGGGATCACTCATGCCTGCATGGGTTCGTTCAGCATTAACTACGTTCATTGTCACGTTCATTGGCCTTGTGCCTGTGACCGCGCTCGTGGGTGGGGATACCACGTGGATTACAGCTGCTGTCACGGCAGCGGTCCTAGCCACGTTGCGCACCATTGTCGCAGCCATTGACCCAGGCAATACTTCCTACGGCATCGGTGCCCCTGTTGATGTCCCTGAGTTGGACACAGTTCAAGACGACGCACCCATTGAGGGCGAGTAATGGCATGGCACCTTGCACCATCACTGGTGCAATTACGTAACGAGGTTAACGCTCGCTGGCCACGCCGGCCCAAGGGCAGTGACGGCACCGTGGGCGATACGTCGCACTCGGCCCGTGCCAGTGACCACAATCCAAACAACCGCGACAGTGTTAACGCGTTTGATATTACTTATCCAGGTGTTGACCCGAAGGTGATCATTGCCGCGGTGGCTAAGCACCCTGCTGGTAACTATGTCATCTTCAATCGCAAGATTTACAGGCGCAACAATGGGTGGAAGGCTGAACCGTACAGCGGCACAAACCCTCACACAACGCATCTGCACGTGAGCATTTTGCAGACCGTGGCTGCCGAGCAGTCTAAGGCTAAGTGGCTAGCCACTGCCCCTGTGAGGCCTGTGCGTAAGCCGTTGCCTGCCTACCCAGGCAAGTCCGCGTTCCAGGTCCGTGACACGGGCGAGCACATCAAGGTTGTTCAGCGTGGCGTAGGCACAAAGGCCACTGGTGTGATGAGTGTTGCGGACAAAAACAAGGTGAAAGCCTTTCAACGTGTGCGACCATTGTTGTGGCCCGCTGATGGTGTTGTTGGGCCGAAGACCTACAAGGCTCTCGCTAACACGAAGGCCAACAAGCTCATTTACAAGTAGGACTATTGCTCGATGAGAGTGGGACTGGTATGTCTTTACGAGATGATCTGCGAGACGATACAAACAAACCGCCGTGGCAAATGTGTGGTGTGCGCTGGGCCTTAAGCCTGGCCACTGGCCCTGACCTGATGGCACTTGAGTCCGCCATTGAGGGGACACTCAGTGGTGACAAGATCGCACTGGCTGTGCGCGACCACCTGAACCTGTCGATCAGTGGTGAGTCGGTTCGCCGGCATCGCCGCGGATCGTGCCGGTGCCCACGATGAGTCTCGCCGATGAGCTGAACAAGGCCAGTAAGAGTGCCCGCATCCTGACCCTCGACATTGAGACCGCACCAATGCTGGTGCACTCGTGGGGATTATGGAATCAAAACCACAGCATCAACCAGATCGTTGACCCAGGCAGAGTCCTATGCTTCGCCGGCAAATGGTACGACGAAAAGAAAGTCCACTTCTACAGTGAGCACCACAACACACATGAGGAAATGATCAAGGCCGCGTGGACCATGCTCGATGAGTGCGACATCCTCGTGACCTACAACGGGCCAAGCTTCGATGTGAAGCACTTGCAACGTGAGTTCGTCCTGGCGGGCATGAGTCCACCATCAAAGTTTGACAACGTTGATCTGCTGAAGGTCGCGCGTGGGCAGTTCAAGTTCCCTAGCAACAAGCTTGACTACGTGGCACAGGCCCTCGGGCTGGGCAGCAAACTAGCCCACGAAGGTCAAGCCCTGTGGACTGCGTGCCTAGCAGGGGACGACAAAGCGTGGGCACGAATGCGCCGATACAACAAGCAGGACGTGATCTTGACTGAGGCCTTGTATGACCGCATGGGTGGCTGGATTAAGTCTCACCCACACATGGGATTGTTCACCCACCAGGCACGCTCCTGTTTCCGTTGTGGTGGCACAGCGCTGACTCCTAATGGTGTGACACGTTCCGCGTCCACAGCGTTCGCCTCATTCACCTGTGACGCGTGTGGTGCACAGTCGCGGGCCAGCACCCGCAAACATGGTGTGACCATGCGCGGTGTGCGATGAGCAGGCCACGCCTAGTCAAGATCAGCCCCTACACGTGGTCAATCAAGTGGTCACGGCACGAGGTCCTGAAGCATCACCCCAACGGGGATGCCTGCGGTGCGTGCGACATGGAGTCAATGAGCATCGCCGTGGACCCTGGCAAGCACGAGGACTACGCGCGGGCCACACTCCTGCACGAAATCCTGCACGCCTGCATCCGCAGCTCTGACCCCACGCTCGATGACGAGCATGAGGAAACCGTGGTCGCTGCGATGACCGGCCCACTGCTGTCCATGCTCAGGGATAACCCTGACGTGCTGGACTACCTGACGGATGACGCATGATGTGGGTGTCGTTTCTGTTGGCCGCGGGCAGTATCGCTGGGCTGTATTTTGTGAAACGTAATCCGCGCGTTGGCTGGGGTTGGTGTCTGATCATGGAAGTACCATGGGTGATCTACGCGCTCAGCATTGGTCAGCCAGCATTGGCCGTGTTGTGCGCGTTCTACGCAGCCGTTTACGCCAACAACTTGCGAGGGACTAAATGAAAAACATCATTGACTGTGTGCCTGATTTATCTGAGGCCGTGGACTATCGACCAATGATCACACATGAGTGTGTGTGTGGCTCACCATTGTTCAGGGTGATCTGCGCATTCGCCGACAACGAGATCGCCCAATACTTCCTAGACATGGAGTGCATTGCGTGCGGGTCCAGGTATCACGCACCCACATTGGCCGATGACAATGAGTGACTACGTGGGTGATGGTGGCCCCATCATTGGCCGGCCAGCAGAAGTCTTGGTCCCTGAGGCTGACATCGCTGGGCTAATGGCTGTGCGAGGCTCCGCCTACGGCAGCCCGCTGATCAATCACCAGCGCATCGCTGACCTGTGGTCCGCCTATCTGCGTACTGAGATCAAACCTGAGCAGGCCGCAATGATGATGGCCCTGCTCAAGGTTGCACGCCTGATTCAATCACCTGACCACGCGGATTCCATTCACGACCTTGCCGGCTACGTCGAGGTGTACCGCCAAATCATCAACGAGAGTGACTAGCGCGACTTCATGATGAAGTCAGTGAGCGCGAGGCGCATCACTTCACTGACACTGAGCCCTGTCTGTTCACCAATCTCACGCAACGCATCCCAAATGTCATCGTTGAGGCGGACACTGCGGTGCGGGGTTTTGGGTTGATTGGCCATCAGGCAATCCTACCTACACGCTTAATGGGTGGTGTCTTTGACATCTCAACACCAAATGACTCACCACACTTAGGGCACTGATACCACGACGACATTGTTCCCATCACCAGCTCGAAGCGGCGCGGGCGTTCACACTCACCGCACTGCGTCCTGATCGTAAACTTCATGGCTTGCCTCCCCATCCTTCACCCTTGAACGACACACCAGGGGC